CTTATTCGGGTTAACGCCAACAATCACGCACTGTATCGACGCCACGGGATCGCCGTGTTCGTTGGTAACAAGTTGTTTGTCACCGTTACGTGTGATGTGAAAGTTTTTACCCTTCAGAGATATGACAGGAAAACCACTGTCGCCCCCTGCGTTAGCAAATACGTTCTGCCCAGTACCTGTACCCCGTAGGTGGGCTGGTAGTTCTGAATTAAAGTTTACCAATTCGTTCATGGTGTCCTCCTATTTTCTTCTAAAATTAACGACCGTCGTCGCTGATGTACTTACGCCCGGAACGTTTTCGCCGTGCGCTTCTTGGTGCTGCGAGTGAGCAGTTTTGTTGACGCGGTTCTCAACAAGTTCATACGCGTCGTTATCTCTGACGTAGTTCCAGAACGCATCTGGATCGGCTACCGTCGCCGTCGAACGTGTTGACATGTAAGCAGTGCCAACGCCGCGAGCGGACACACTGTCCACGCCTCTGTCAGTAAGACGACGAATAAACTCCACCTCAATCTTATCCTGCTTGAGCTTGTCGCCAGCGTCGTCCTCGGAGTATGCAGCTTTACGCTGCGCCCTACGATCCCGTAACGCGACATAAACTTCTATAAGGTTCTTGTCAGCCAGTTCGCAAACTTTTGCCATAATCTCTCTCCTTTTTAGCGTTAAGCCAATTATCAATATCAGCTTCGTCCCAACGCAAGACCTTCTGCGAGACCCTTATCGGTTGGGGGAAGCTATCTTCTCGTCGACGTAGTGCGGGGAGCGCTGCTTTAGTGATCCCTAGCTTTGCCGACACTTCTTCGGGTTTAAGTAAGTTCATTGTATATACCTTCAAATGTGTACACCTGTAAACACATTAGTTCATTTAGATGTACGTTTCAAGCGATGAGGAGTTCCCTTGCCGCTTTTACTTCGTCAAGAAGAGCGCCTTGCATCTTCTGCTTGTTGCGGAGCCGTGCGTAAATGCGCTTTTCCACGGGGGTGCCCTCGAGGCAAATGATAAAGTTATTCATCTTCTGTCCGGGGCGATTGATACGTCCGTTAGCTTGCTCGAACGTCTCGTTACTTGTGATGCAGCTGTACCACACGATGGTACTGGCTGCGGTTAGGGTAAGACCGTGGCTCATAGCGGCGGGTTGCGCCACGAGAACCTTGGGGTCCGCCATCTTCTGGAACGCACCAAAGATTCGGTCGCGGTCATTTTTCTTTACACCGCCGTGGATCACTTCGACGGTAAAGTCTTTTCTGAGTTCGTCAGCCACCATGTTGACTGAGGACACAAACGGTACGAACACAATGACCTTGCCCTGCGCAGAGTGAATAATAGAACGTGTCTCTTCAATACGCGGCGTCGCTGGAATTGTTATCTCGGTGCCATCTGTGGCGTAGACAACTCCACACGCTACCTGCACGAGCTTCGCCATCTTTACAGCTTCGTTAACAGCAGTGATCTCGCCGTCGTCGGCTTCGATGCGCAGCTTGGCAACCATGTCTTTGTACGCCTTGCCTTGATCTTTGGTCAGCGTAACGGCGCGGGTCTCGTACATAAGTGGAGGCAAATCCAAGCACTCGTCACGTGTGAAACGCACTGACGGCTGCATGACGTCTTTTACCATTTCGGTTGCACCAGCTTTTGGCACCCACTGGAACTGTGACAGTTGCTTCATCACCATGCCCTTAAACCTGTTGAAATACGGTGGCACTGTATCAGGCACGATCAGTCTGCACTGCGCCCACGCGTCGGTCGGAGCGTTCGGTGTAGGAGTACCTGACATCCCCCAACATGCACGAGGTGCCTTGTGCCGGTTGACGACGGTGTTGATCTTGCGCCAGCGTGTTGTGCCAGCGTTACGAGCGCACTGTGCAACCTCGTCGACAATAACTAAATCAATATCAGTACGGTGTTTGAGGTCTGGTTCGATGATGCCGACACCGTCGTGGTTGATGATGTAGACGTCGAAGTCTTCCTTGAGCAACTTGAGGCGCTTGTCCTTGGTTCCATGCAGAACAGCATATGTGAGGTGGGGAAAGTGCTGAAATATCTCGTCGGCCCATGTGCGTTCCAGCGTAGACAAAGGTGAGATGACGAGCGCCTTGTTGAGTTGACCCACGCTGCGCAGATAGTCGTACGCCCAGAGCGACGCCAGTGACTTACCTGTGCCTAGCTCAGACAGGTTAAATGCGCGTTTGTTCATGGACAAGAACGCGGCAGCTTCGCGCTGCGCGTGAAAAGGTTTGAACCTTCCGGGCCAGTCATAATATGAGCGGATGGGTGCGGGGGCGTCGTAGCCCAAGTTCCGCAGCAATGTGGTCTCCGTCGTGCGATGCGGCACAGCCACAAGAGGCTGGCCTTTCACATTGAAACGTTTGGCGCTCGGCACCACGCTCAATATTTTCTCAGGCGTCTTACTCTTTAAGATCAGAGCCTTCTTCGTCGGCCATACTAGCATGGTTGGTTTCCTCGTCTATCTGTCTGATACGTTCGTCGCAGATGTGTTTAATCTTTTCGTAATCGAGACGCCGTTCTCCCTTATTGCGCAAGATGCGCTTTATTATATCGGCGTCCCATGGGTTCAGTCCGTACTCGTACCAAATGTCCCACGGCTGGATGGTACGGGTGGAGTAATCAGACTTTCCCACATTGTAGTCTCGTGGGTTCATGTCTTCCCCTTCGTGTACATCGAAGGCCGCTTGGCCCTCCAACCTTTGTTCGCCTTGGCGCTCACCACACGGGTGTTCTTCTTGGTGTTGCTACCGCCAGCGTCGAGTGGCACCTTGTGGTCCACGTGTTTACCGTCGCCTTTCTTGACGCGCCCTGCGGCCACAGCTTGACGCCGCGACTTGTTCGTCGCTGCGCGTTTCTTCTTCACGTCGGCGCGAGCGTTGTACTTGGCCTTGGTAGCCAACTCTTTCTTTGAGGACTTAGTCATCTGGTTTCCTTTCTATGGTCTCAATAACTGCCTTAACTTGTTCGACGTCGTCGACGACATGTGCTAACCCGTTAACACGTATTATCCCGTCAATTTCACGTTGCTGATTAGCTGTGACGTGCGCGATCTTACCGGGTGCTTTTGTCTCGAACGCCAAGAACAAACCTTTGTAGCAGACAAGGATGTCAGGACAGCCAACGCGCCCCATACCGTTCGACACTGGCATGTAGTACCACGCGCCGATAGACTGAAGGTATTCTTTGACTTTCTTTTTAACTTTGCCCTCGGGGGTCATCGCCATGTTATACCATTACCTTTTCGTCTCCAAAAAATCGCCGTACATTTCGATGTATGCTTCTACCCTGTGAAGCAGTTCGTTTTCGAGCAGTGTAGCGCTTGGTTGCTCAAAACCGTGACTAACTAATTCTGTGTTTGTTAGCTGCATTAAATCCGTGTGCAATTGAGTTGGATTGCCGTCCATCGTCTTTTTCATGATGTGTCCAATACTAAGTTCCACAAAACTCACACAAGGATCGGCCAACAGGGCACCAATTTTTGCATAAACCAGATGGTTTAGGTAGCCATTTATCTTCGTCGTACGCGACTGCTACCCTTGATAGCCGCGGAAGAAACTCATTCCAGATGTCTGGCAATTGTTCACGTGTGAACATCTCCTTGTCAAACTTTGAGACTTTCAGCCAGATGAAACCTGTTACCACTTTATTTATCCACGGGTACATGGCAAACGCCAAGGCCGCGAATAACTTTAACTGATCGTTATCGGGGCGGTGTTTGCCCGTCTTCCAATCAAGTAAGTACGCGGTATCGGAGCCGACAACTCCGATGTCGATAATCCCACGCACCCACACGTCCTTCGCCATCCACTTGGTCTGACGAAAGTCTTTTGTAAGCGCGACGCGTTCTTCGACGACGCGCTTACCTTCGTATGACAGTATTTTATTCACGTACCGTTCATACTCTTTTAGCTCTGGAGGCAGAGGCTCCTTACCTTTGGCAAAAAGCTCTAGTGCTTTATGCACCTTGTTACCCCAGATTGTGGCCTCGGTCTGCTTCTCAACAACTTGCTTTGTCACGCGCGTCAGCTGAAAGCGCCTCGGACATGTTTCAAATGCAGTAAGTGCTGAGTAGCTCCAAGGCTTAGTTAATTCCACGGCGGTACATCTCCTTCAAATATTTCGGTGTCGATAATTTCCCAGAACTCTAGCAGTAGTTCCGCTCTGGTTTCTGTGTCGATCCGTTCGCCTTTCAAACTGTCGCGGTGCTTGTCTAAGAAGAGCAAGCGACGACTGGCCCACTTATGCTCCAGATCGGAAACCCACTTTAATCGTGAGTGATAGTCCGTCTTACCATACAACTCTTCTGCTTTAGTAATTGCACGTGCTGCTCGTTCTCGTCGTTGCTGCTGCACATATCGACCGTTGATGCGGCGTTGTATGCTCTGCACCTGTTCCCACGCCAAGTCTTCTTTACTGAAGCTATCGCGGATACCAACAAGGTACTGCACAAATCCGTCTATGTTAAACGCGTAGGCTTCGATCAACGGCTTCAAGAACTCATGTGACTTTGGCAAAAGAAATATACTTGGGTCTTTAGCAAAGGTCTGCATGTACTTATCCGTCAACGTTAGCCATTTTTTGATATTGCTGGGGTTTCGCAGCAATAGTTCTGTTGTTTCTCTTAGTTCGCTCGGCTCCATAGCCCTGCACCACTTTCTCTATAACTTATCATAGCATCTCTAGCTCCTATCGGAACGCTGATTAAAGCGTCGTTGCGTATTTTTCTAAGGCCGAACGGCGGGGCCAGTGCCACTATCGGACTCCCCCATATATTATCTCCTGTCCAATCAGAGGCGGTTTTAGCCAGTGTTTTGCTTAATACTCGCATTGCCTTTCTGTAGTGCCGACCGCTGTTCTTGATAAGGTAGGAACCTG